CTTTAGATTTTGTTACTAGTGATATGTCTTTACCAAACCTAAATGGAGAAAATTGGATTGGATTCTATGCATACGAAGACGTAAGTCCAATTGAAATTGACTGTGTGGCTATCTATTCTTATCAAGTTCCTAATATTGTTGCTAAGCGTAGATACGTTTATGGACAAGGCGTTGGATCTTCAGAAAGTATTGATTCGGCATATAGTGGAACTTCAGCATTTATAGATTATTCATTTGCAGATTATACTTCAAATTATAGTTACCCAGATTTTGCACAATGGCAACAGGGAACTTTTGACAATCTAGCAACAACAGCAACAGCATTGACAACACCTCAGTATTCTTTGCCAACAATATACACTGGAACAAAAACCTTACAAGACTTGTATGATGATTCTGACGCAATATATCAAAACCTTGCTAGTGGAGATCTAGGAACAGATAGTCATTTTATATCTTTAAATCCAGATTCTTCTTGGGACAACGATGGAGCATATATTAATTTTGGAAACTTTAATATTTTAAGTTCACAAGTTGCTTCTTTATATGGTGTATTTCAGGTAAATAATCAGGGAAGCGGAACAGACGAAGAAGAGCAGATACTATTTAAAATTTACAATCAAAGCACTAGCAATTACTTCTTAGTAACAGTTGATGGCCTTGAGTTGGTTTATTCACTTTTTTATAGTGGAATCTCTCAAGAAATATACAGAACGGACGAGTTTGCACTTGAAGAGTTATTTGCCGCTGGATTTAATATTCAGTCTCTTGTCAATACTTTTGGTGGCAATGTTGCAACATTTTTTGGCAATCAAAACTCCTTAAGTCTTTATGTTGGAGGAGATGCAACTGGAAATAAAACATTTAAAGGCTATATTTTTTCTATTGGATTTTCTACGACATTAAACGCTAATTACATATCAGATTATTTTAATGAATCTGGAATTGCAATAGTTGACTCGTATACTGGTAGTGGGGTCGAAACATCAGAAAATGCTTTAGCACTTCTTTTACATACAGCAAGTTATACCCTTTTGCCAACATATGCCTATGGAAGTTTATTCTTTGACATAGGAGTTTCTGGATATTGGGAAGACTACATGCCATTGTCATATTTTGCAAAGTATGTACAAAATGATGTTGGAAACTCTTTTTATGATTTAGATTTTCTACAGTTTAACCTTGGCTATCCGTCTCCATCAAGTCTTTTAGAGTCAGAAACAACAGGGTCATGGACCTATGAGGATTTACTAACAGAGTATTCTCTTCCAGCACAAAGGACATATCAGCAACTAGATAATTCACTACTTACTGGCTGGAATAACTATCAAGATATCAAAGAACGTGCTTTAAAGTATTATGAGTATAATACATCAAATGCAGCAATTAGAAGTTATGTAACTTTTCAGTACATAGAAGAGGGTGCAAATAGGCCACAAGAAGCATTTACTACTACTGTAACAGCAAAAGAAAATGCAATTGTAGATGTCTCTGAGTATCCTTCTTGGGCAACGACAAAGTTTGAAGTTGTTGATAATACAATTATTTATCCTAGAAAAGACGTTGATTTTAATGATTTAGCAATTGTTTATCACCTTGACTTTAATATAAGGGGAATACTAACAAAACCGATTCTTTTAAGAAAATTAGAGGTTGCGTCTAAAGCGCTAAACGATAACTCATTTAATCCAGTTGGTACAAGGTTTGGAACTGACCTATTCCCGTACAAGCGCTCTGGAATATATTTTGACTATAAATCAAAAAATCCGTTTAGCATCTATAAGGGAAGCACACCATACCTATATATGACCAGAACTTCTGGAATACAGGTTCGTGGCGATTTTGATTCTAATTTTGATCGTGGAATATCTATGCCAATAAACCAGTCATTATCAGAAAATTATAGAGTTAGCGCCATGCAATCTTGGATAAGATATGATCAAGAGTCTTTTACAGGAACCCCAATAAGTTTATTTGAATTAAGGCACAAGGGTGACACAATTGTTTTTTACGTTGTATCAAATGATGAGTTTGGTCAAAGAGGCAGGGTATATGCTAAAAATAAATCAGACAACTCAGATTTTCAAGGAATATCTTATTTCCTAAATGGAACCCTAGTAAGAGAGCCAGTCTTAACTCTTAAAGAGTGGGCAGTTTTAGGAATTAACTTTGGAGAAGCACTAAACTTTGATTTATTTAGAGGGTTTATTAATCTAAATAGTCCAGCAATATTTAATAATATTTCCTACTATCAGGCAAACAATCTACAGCAGTTGCAGTCAAAAATTAATAGGCCGTGGCTTAAGGTAAAACAAGAGGGTTTGACTGAACGTGAATGGTCATATTGGCTAAATAACTTTACCTGGGAAGGAGTTCTTGTTATTTCAGCATCAGCCCTGTACGGAGTTAACGCACAAGATGTTTATAAGAACTATTTAGGAACTAATAAGATTATCATTGATGATGAATCGGGTATGATTTTTGATGCAGACAAGTTAAAAATCTATAAGGATGCAACTTGGTCTATATCTGTAGGCACACCAGTCTAATCTGGTATACTTATGGTTATGGATTCTTTAATTAACCCAAAAACTGGTAAACCGATTGTAAATAATGTACGTCGTAAGGTCATTGATAAGCATTACGACTGGGGCCTATACGTTTATAAGAAGTCAAACGGAAAATGGTTTACAGATGGTAATGGATCTGTATTAAATATACCTTCTCAAAAGGGAGACATATCAAAGATTGCTGAACTAAAGAGGGCAGCAATATTTAATGGTGACGATGGAGAAGGAACTGCACACTTTGTTCCTGGACTTACACGGGTATCAGAAGAAGAATATTCAGAACAAAAAGATAGAATGAAGCAGGGATTAATACCAAACCTTAATGATCTAGGTGCTATTTCAGATGCACAGAACACATTAAGAACTCACGGAAGGGATGCTTACGAAAGTGAGTGATGACGATAACTTTGAGTATATTAGGGCAAGCCTAAATACTCAGGAACAGCAAGAAAACGAATTTAAAGCAAACGACCCATTTAATAAAAATTGGGAAGAACTTAAAGAGTACACTGGCTTAGACCAAAACTTTCGTCGCCGTGTAGCAAGACAAGTAAGCAAGGCTGTTACTCCAACTGCAGCGTATTTAGATTCTGCAAATGCTGTCCCGTCTGGAACAGATGCTGGGTCTAAGGCTCTTAATCCTGGAACTGTATATCGTAATGGATATGGTCTTTTTGATGTAATCACACCACCATATAATATGTACGAACTTGCAAACTTTTATGATACTTCTTTTGCTAACCATGCTGCCATTGATGCAAAGGTAGAAAACATTGTAGGACTTGGTTATCGTTTTGATATTGCAGACAGAACTGCTCTAAGACTAGAAATGTCTGAAGATGAAGAAGCAACCAATAGAGCAAGAAAAAGAATTGAAAGAGCCAAGATTGAACTTCGTGATTGGCTAGAAAATCTTAATGACGATGACAGTTTTACAAAGGTTATGGAAAAGGTTTACACAGATGTTGAGGCAACAGGAAATGGTTTTATTGAAGTAGGTAGAACCGTCAAGGGTGAGATTGGCTACATTGGTCATATCCCCGCAACAACAGTTCGTGTTCGTAGACTTAATGATGGCTTTCTTCAAATCATTGGTCAGGCAGTTGTTTACTTTAGAAATTTCGGGGCTAATAATCAAAACCCAGTAACGGCAGATGCTAGACCAAATGAGATTATTCACATAAAATCATACTCTCCACTTAATACATACTACGGAATTCCAGATATTGTATCTGCTATGCCTTCACTAATTGGAGATCAACTTGCAGCAAGATATAACATTGATTACTTTGAGAACAAGGCTGTTCCAAGATATATTATTACGCTAAAGGGTGCAAAACTTTCTGGAGATGCAGAAGACAAGATGTTTAGATTCTTACAGACAGGTCTTAAGTCTCAGTCTCATAGAACTCTTTATATCCCACTTCCTGGAGACACAGACCAGAACAAGGTTGAGTTTAAGATGGAGCCAATTGAAAACGGTATTCAGGATGGCTCATTTAAAGAGTATCGTAAGCAAAACCGTGATGACATTTTAATTGCACATCAAGTTCCTATTTCAAAACTTGGTGGATCAGAATCTGGTTTGGCAGCAGCACTCTCTCAAGATCGCACATTTAAAGAGCAGGTTGCCAGACCAGCACAGCATCATCTTGAAAAAGTTGTCAATAAAATTATTAAAGAAAAGACAGACATTCTTGAACTTAAGTTTAACGAACTAACTCTTACAGATGAGATTGCTCAGTCTCAGATTCTTGAAAGACTTGTAAAGACTCAGATCATGATGCCTAACGAGGCTCGTGAAGCATTAGACCTTCCTCAAAGAGCAGATGGAGATGATCCGTTTATCATGAGTCCAAGAGAGGCAACTGATGCTAGAGCAAATCTTGCAGGGAATAGACAAAGAGATACAGAAAGAACAAACAACAACTCAGATTCTCCAAGTACTATCGCTGGACGCAATCCACAAGGAGAGGGTAGATCGTCTCAATAATTGAGAAATCTATAAAAACATTTGGTATAATGGATAACGATATGTTAATAAATAAGGCTTCCTGGACCACAGACAAAGAAAATCTACGTCTGTCAATGCCTATTGGAAAGGTAGATGCCGAAAGACGCATCGTATCTGGCTTTGCATCTCTTGATAATATTGACAAGCAAGATGACATTGTTACAGCAGAAGCAAGCGTAAAAGCATTTAAGAATTTTAAGGGAAACCTTCGTGAAATGCACCAACCATCAGCAGTAGGAAAGATGGTTTCATTTAAAGAAGATCGTTATTTTGATCCAAACTCAAAGAAGTTTTATAATGGAGTTTATGTGTCTGCCTATGTTTCAAAGGGAGCACAAGATGCCTGGGAGAAAGTCCTAGATGGTACATATAGTGGTTTTTCTATTGGTGGCAATATAAAGTCTTGGGATGATGCATACAACGCAGATCTAGACAAGGCTATTCGTGTTATTAAAGATTATGAATTATTTGAGTTGTCATTAGTTGATAGCCCAGCAAACCAGTTTGCAAGCATTATTTCTGTTGAAAAGGTAAACGGAGAAAATGTTGTAACAGGTTCATCTGCAGATACAGTTATTGAAAATGTATTCTACGATTCAGAAAACGGTATCGTATTAGTATCTGACTCAGAAACAGCAGAAAGCCCAATCAGCGGTAAGGGTATGGAAAACATTGGTTTCGTAGAAAAGAATGACGAAGAAAAAACAAACATGATAAAGTTCTTAGTTGATAGTGCTAAAGGCATTAGTACAATTAAGATTACCAAGGAGGTAAATAAAATGACAGAAGCAACAGAAGCAGTATTAGATGCTGTAGTTGAAAATGTTGAAATTACTCCAGAGGCACAGCCAGCAGAAGTAGAAACTCCTGCAGTCGTTGAAGCAGCAGCAACAGATACTGTTGTTGAAAAGTCAGACGATGGTGGTGCAGTTCCTTCTGCTCCAGTAGTAGAAGAAGAGAGCGTTGCTCCAGAAGTTGAAGCCGAACTTGCTGTGGCAAAGTCAGATGAATCAATTGTAGATGCAATTGCTGAAATCAAGAACTCTCTTACTAATGCCTTTGGCGATCTCGCTACAACCATTAAGTCTCTTAATGAGCAGGTTGCAGCACTTAACAAGTCCATTGATGATGTGTCTACAGAAGTAACACAGGTCAAGGGTCAGTTCAATGAGTTTGGAAAGAGAGTAGATGCCGTTGAGCAAGATACCGCTTTCCGCAAGTCTGGCGATCTAGGCGAGATCGTGCAGTTTGAG